TAGTATCTTTGTCATTTGTGCAGGATTCTTTCGTATCTCTGCTGCTGCCATAGTAGCTTTAGGGTTACCTTGTGCTGCTTGTGCCATTAATGATTCAAACAATACGTTCTCTGCTTTTTCAGAGTTAATTCTATTTTGTATGTTTGTAATATTATCTAGACCGTCTAAGTTTTCTTGCAATGTTTGTGTGTCAATAATACCTTGTTGTTTTAATTGCAATCCAGTAATAACTTTTTGTGGTTCATCAAACCCTGCCATAACTCCATACACTCTACGTGTCTTATACATTTCAGAAATATCTGAACTAGGAGTATAGGTTTCTTTATATGCTGTTCCATTGTGCATACCTGCAATAGGTTTTCTTTTATTAGGATACATAGTTTCGTCAAACTCTAATCGTTTAGCATCTACTTCTTGCAACGCATCTCTAAGTATTACTTGATACTCTCTAACGTGCATAGATGCAGATTGTCCTAACTCTTCTAATCCTCTACCAGTTACAAAACTGTTAGGAGATTGTCCATCATCAGATACTGGATATGCAGAACCAAGTCGTAAGTGTCGTTCTAATCTATCTACTTGTTGAAATAATTGATATGGGAGATTGTTTACAGGTTTAGAAACTTGTGAGCCTGGAGCTAAATAGTTTACAGCAAATCTACCTTTACGATATTTACCTGATTCTATCTCTCCGACTATATTTGTTTCTGTAAACACTGCATCTTCCATAGCAATAGTTCCAAGAATATTTATTTTTGCCATGTTAGCCATTAAACCTATAACATGTTGAAACTGACTTTGCATTTGGTCAAAGGCAAATCTTTTTGCTATAACATACATAGGACCACTGGTTAGTGGGTTAGGAATAAAGTCTATAATCTTTCTACCTTCTGGTAAAAATATATATGTTCCATCATCATCCATATACTCAACAACAACTTTGCCATCGCCATTTTGATTTGACCAACTAGCTTGACCACTGTTGTAGTAAAGACTAGACATGTCATTAGCATCTTCGTTATTGTCTCCAATAATTGCATTTTTATGTTCTGGGTATTGTTCTATTAAAGAAGATAAAGGAACTCTAGTAATGATTGCTAAATCTTTTGGTTGTTGGTCATTGCCAAACGGTCCTGGATAACAAGTAAAAGGGTCTCGTAACATTGCACAAGGATATGGATTGTTGTCTTTGTCATACTTAGTATTAATAACCCATACAACAAAACCATAGCCAGGCAACCATCTGCCTATCTGTGGTAGTTGTAAATGTAGTTTCTGCATATCATCGTATGCACCTACAATACGTTCTAGTTTTTCTGATTTCTTTTTAGCTCGTTCTGAATCTTTAGCATTAATAACGTCTATTTTTAAAGCAGGACTTCTACCTAGCTTTTGTGCAAATCGTTCTAGTGCTGATAAAAACATATTCGGTGCAGGTAACTCGTGAAAATCTAAACTAGATTTCTCTCCAAGTAATGCTCGTACTGCTTCTTCTCCACCATTGAGGATGTCACGTATTCTAGCTCTGTCCATCATACCGTTTTGATTTATGTTTCTTAAATAATCTATTCTGTCATAAAGTTCGTCTTTAGACTTTACCATCGTTTTCTATCCCATATTCCTTCGTCAAAATCTGTTGCTTCGTAGTTAGCAAAACTAGGTTCGTAATCTGTACTTAGTTCAGCTAATCGTTCTTTTTGCATACGTCTAATTGCTCTCATTGGAAACCAACTAGCCATAACAATATCAGTCTTTGTACCTACTGTCTTGCTTTTGTTTTTAGCAGAACTAAAATACACTAACTGACTTGTATATAAGTTTACCTTTTCTTGAGCTTCAAAGCCCATGTATGGTAAATTAATTATACCTTCTTGAAACGCAGGTCGCATAGCAGTAACACCAAAAATAGGGTCAAACTTATTAGAGTACGTTTCATGTCCTTCTAGAAATATACCATGTTGTGAGGCAAAATCACGTATAGATTTATCTTGTCGTATAGCTTTTTGAAAACCGTTTTCTTCTATAACCCAATGCGAACAATTATATTTTTTCCACCAGTCTTTCATTACACTGAGAGCTTCTGGAATACCACCACCTAAATTGTTTGACATATCTACCATATACATAATGCCGTCAGCAGGACCATACGCCCATAAAAATGCAGCTTGATAACCAGTTGAGGCAGGGTCAAGTCCTGCAATAAGGCGTGTGCCTCTAGGTATCTGCCCTATGTCCCTCTTCTGGTCACGACATGATTCTATTTCTTCTCGACTAAACAAAGTTAAACCTTCTGGCATTGCAACATTAAGATATACCATTTCGTATATAGCTCTACCACCTGTAGTTTCTGCTGCACGTTTTCTATCCATTAACCATTTGTATGTACGTTTACTTGCCCACAACATACAATCTTTATGTTCTTGTTCTTCCCAATCTGTTTTAACACAAGCTGTGTCATGTGCCTCTTCGACTTGTGTTGTCCAAGATTCGTTATCTAAAAGATGTGAATATATATCGTCATAGTGTTGTCGTGAACCAATAGTAACCATAGCTGTATGTTCCTCTTTACGACTAGACAGTGTTGTAGTCCACCAGTTTCTGGTGTTCTCTCTTGATGCAGGTTGCATTGTAGAGCTGTGGTCTTCAATGTCATCTGCAATAATTATGTCGCAGTCACGTGATAAGATTTTACCACCACGTCCAATGCCTACCATAGTCGGACTCTTGATACCAGTAACCGTTCTCGTACCAACAGTAAAACCACTTTGTGACCAAGACTTAGCAGATTTAGTTTTAGGTTTAAACTTAATGCCTGGTCCACATATCTCTTCTATTAATAATTCGTTAAACTCTAACTGGTCAATAACAGAACCCATAGCGTTCTTAGCAATGTCTTCGTTACCACCTACCCATAAAATTCTAATGTTAGGATTGTTGCATATAAGCCATATAACAAAATGTATAAGCAAGTCTGTTTTGCCGTGTCGTGGTGGAGACAATATCATGTGCTGTCCACCTGTCTCTATTGTGTGCATAATCTGTTCTATCCATTTTTTATGGAACTCTGGTGTTTCGTATGGAATACCCTGTTCAGTTCTAAAATATCTTGCTCTAAACTTATCAAAGTCTTGTAATGTAATTTCTGCTACTTGAGGTACTGTCCAGTTTTCTTGTTGATTAGCAATACTTATATCTTCTAGGTATGCCTGGTATGCCATAGAAACAGCAGCATCAGTTGTGCCAAGTATCTTAGCTACACCAGATATAGTATTAGTCTTATCAAAAATCTCAAGTGCTAGTCCAGATTCTTTAATATCGTCATACACTTGACCACGTCTAGAGGAGACATTTTTTTTGTGGCTAGGTATTTCTAGGGTGTCTTCTTCTTGTGTCCAGGTAGTGCCTAGTTTTTTTGCACGTTTCTTTTGTTGTGCTATTCGGTTCGAACATCGGTCACTACAAAACTTAGAACGTCCTTTAGGTAAAGGTCTATGACAACCTGCTGCATAACAAAGTTTACTTGACATAACCGTCACATGTTTTGTTTTTACACTTCATAGCGTCCTTAGGTAATAAAACCTCTCCACACTTGGGACAAGGAACTTTCATTTTTAATTACTTTTTTTTACGTGCTTTTTTCTTTTTATGGAACCCTGCCTTCATGTTGGCATAGGCTTTAGGACTTATAGTAGAGTTTTTCTTTGACCTACTTGTTCCTGCTTTTTTTCTTGCGTTAATGTTTTTATATAAACTCATATTACCACTTTACCTTATTTGCCCAGTACGCTGCAGAACTAGGACCTTTTTTTATATTTTTTGCATGTCTTGCTTTAAATGCTTTGTTACGCTTTGTGCCATCAGGACTACCTTTTTTTCCTGCTTGACCAAATCTAATTAGTTTGTACTCGCTACCATAATGTGCCATAACGACATGCGAGTGTCCACCTTGTGTAGATGCTTTAGGTTTGTTAACTCCTTGCAGCCCCAGGCGTTTCATAGTCGACTTGACTCTATCTGGTGTTGGTCCTCCGTGTGGCATTATCTTTTTGCCGTCTTATACAAACGCTTACTATTTTTAGTATGTTTTTTACCTGTATGAATTTGTCCATTAGGCATCTTATGATGTGAGCCTTTGTACTCTTTACCTGCTTTTGTATATACTTTCATTAGTATTTAGTTTTTTTCTTTTTTTTCTTAGTATTCTTTTTTGGTTTACTCTTCATTTTTCCGTACATAAATACTCCTACATTATTTTTCTTTAGTATAACACAAAACCCCGTTCGGGCAGGAACAGGGCTGTGTAAATTAAGATATCCTATAATCTAATTATTACTTGTACTATAACAACTTGTTGTGTTATGGAGGTAAAAAAAATTTTTTATTAGGTAGGAGGATGCTATTGCTCTTGCGAGTTCTAACATCCCTGGTCTAAGACGTCCTACCATCAATCGAGATACATAATACAAAGGGAATGTATATGTTTTTATTATACTACATTGTGCATTTAGTCAAGGGAAACCTGAGGGCTACGTGAGAATACTAGGCGAAAGGAGGAAACTCCTAGAAAAAACGCAACCCTCACTATTAATACTACACTTAACATCTCGACCTGCTATAGTAAGTTTTAACAAATATTTTTATTAAGTACTTTGTTACAAGTAAAGTTGCCATCGAGGGGCAGAAAGTTAGGGATACTTAACCAAGTATACAGCAGAAACACAAACCTAATACTCAAGGACCTAGGGACAATAAAGATTAGACTCCAATAGCTTTTTAAGCAGTGTGGCTCGTTATAACCATCCGACCAGTAACCAGGTACTAACCAATAAACAATACCTACCGTTACTGTACCTCTTTTATAGAGTGAATAACTAGGTATAAATTAACAGATATCTCTAAGGGATTACATACTATATAACTATGGGGTGCACATTTAACCCCACCAAATTATATATAGGCTCTATCATTCTTAGACATTCTTATTTATTCTCTACCTGCCTTACTCTATTATTGTTCTGTTCTCCTATGGCTCTAGATTGTCTGATTATGTACCCGTTTTAAATCTTTCTAAGAGGGTGGATGGGTGTCTAAATAAAATATAAAAAACTTGTAACCTTTTTGTAACCAATGGAGTCTAAGTAGTAAGCAAGCAAAGGAACAACAATGAAAAAAGAAACAACATTCAAGATAGAAAGAAACTGTTACTGGTGTCAAATACTATTAGCCGACCATGAGGACTATCTAATCATGGACAGCAATTTCTACTGTCCTAGATGTCCCGAGTATAAGAAAGAAATCAACAAAGGATACTTAAAAAAGTTTCCATTCTTTATCTAAATAACTTGTAACCTAATTCAATCTAAAAGAGTCTAAGTAAGTAAGAGAAACAAAAGGAGAAACAATGACCAAGAAACATTTCGAAGCAATAGCAAGAACATTATATCTAGGTGTAAAGAGTGCCGAGAATATAGAAGACGACAACGAAAGTGTTGCTACCTTAATACTATTAAGCAATCTAATTCGAAGATTCGAGTATGATTTCGCAGACTTTAACGATAATTTTGACCCTTGGAAATTTAGAGAAGCGACAGGGATAAACGAAGCAACGAAAGAATTATTTTAAAAAGACTGTAACCAATCAACAGGGCTAAGAGTCTAAGTAATACAAAGGAGAAAGAATGAAACTAAGAAAATACAAAGTAACTATAGGATACGGATTCGAGAGCAAAATAGCCGTGAACCATAAGGACGAAGACGAAGCCTTGGAGATGCTAGCGAATGCAGTCTATAGGTGGACTGGAAACGTTGCAGACATTGAGGAAATCGAGAAGAAAATATTATCTGAAGACCGTCAAAGCTACGTTATAAATCCTGAGTGGGTAGAGTTCAAGCCAAAAAGAGAGAACATACTTTCAAGGAGTAGCTCCGTAATCTGGGCATATAGCAATGAATGGATGAATAGCTAAATAAATTAAATACCCTGTAACCTCTTCGGAGGTTGCAGAGTCTAAGTAATACAAAGGGAGAACAAATGAGCAAGAGCAAAGAACAACAAAGAAAAGAAATCGAAGCACTATTAAATATAAACGACCACGTAATAGACAGTAAAGGCAACTTCGTAAAGGAGGAAGAATGACAAGATTAAAAATTAACGGAGAAGACAAAGTTTATATAGGTAACGACTGCGTGCACTGTCGACAGGATACAAGTTACGGCAGTGGAAGATACGTTAACAGATACCCTGCTGAAATATATAGCGAAGAAGAAGCAGCAATAGTAGAAGGTTACTGTTGTGATGAGTGCGAACAGGATTATATAAATAGCTTAGATGAAGATGAAAAAGCTAGCTATTTGGGAGAGGAAGAATAATGACAGAGGGAGAATGTAACCAAGGTTACACAAAACTAGGAGACTGTATACAGTGCCTATACGGAAGCATAGAAAACTATCAGACACAAAGGG